TTTGCTGTAGATAATACTTGGGCAGGTTCTAGTGATCCTGCTAATAATACAAACGGAGCTACTTGGAATACTTCTTGGTCTGATACAGTCTTTCCTGCTTTTAGCTGCGCTCAAAATAATAATGTAGCAGTAAACTATGGTGGCTATACAACCATTTCTATTTCAAGTTCAGCTAACGATGGAGAATACGGAACTTTTGAATATGCACCCCCATCAGGATACTATGCCTTATGCACTAAAAACTTAGCGGAGTACGGATAATGGCTTATACAACGATAGACGACCCATCAGCACATTTTCAGACTGCTCTTTGGAGTGGTAATGCTGGCACACAAGATATAACCAATGATGGCAATAGCGATTTAAAACCTGATTTTACTTGGACTAAGCCAAGAACTATTGCTTATGGTCATAAGTTAATGGATTCTACAAGAGGTATTGGTTCTTCAGGCAAGTTTTTATTTTCTGATGCGTCAAATGCAGAAGATAGCATAAACGATTATATGATGACTTTTAACACTGATGGATTTAGTGTTGGTGCAGGGGATGCGGGTTTTAATGCTTCAAATGATACTTATGTTACTTGGCAATGGAAAGCAACCAGCGGTACAACAGCTTCAAACTCAGTTGGTGATATATCATCAACAGTACAAGCAAACACAACAGCAGGTTTTAGCATAGTTACTTACACAGGTAATGGTAGTGCAAACCAAACCATAGGACATGGACTAGGTGCTGTTCCTAAAATGATTTTATTTAAAAATAGGTCTAATGTTGCTTATTGGTATGTTTATCATGTTGCTACTGGCAACGATACTATGATGTATCTTAACCTTACTAATGCCGCACAATCTTTATCTAGTCAGTTTTCTACACCAACAACTACAACTTTTAATGTAAGTAATGAAAACAGTACATTTAGTGGTTATAACACTAATACTGATAATTATGTTGCTTATGTGTTTGCAGATGTTCAAGGCTACAGCAAGTTTGGTAGTTATGTCGGTAATGGTAATGCAAGTGGTCCGTTCATCTATACAGGCTTCAAACCTGCTTTTTTGATGATTAAAGATACAGGGGCAGCGGGTAATTGGTTTATGACAGACCATAAAAGAAACACATTTAATTTAGTAGATGATTGGTTTGTTGCTAATGGAACTGGTGTAGAAACTAATACTTTAAATGCTTCGAGTGTAGATTATTTATCTAATGGGTTTAAATTAAGAACAACTTATTCAGAAGCAAATACAAATGCTAGAAAATACAGCTACATGGCATTTGCAGAAAATCCATTCGTAACATCAACAGGTATTCCAACAACAGCTAGGTAAAATAATTAATTTGAGGTAATATAAAATCATGTGGGCATTAGTAGAATCAGGAAGTGTTAGCAAAGTCTATACACGACCAAAACAAATAACAGTAGGAGACATTCAATATCCTAGCAACATTTTTATGCTTTGGACTGGCTCTGAGTTAGAAGCCATAGGCATTTATGAAGTTGTAATAGACAACACCAATTATAAAGACCCTGAATATTATATTAATACCAATCAGTCTTTTGCATTTGGGAGTGGCAAAGTTACAGCCACCTATGGTACAGCAACAGCTAGAGCTTTAGATGATACAACCACCGATGGAGTTGTAACTAGAGGTTTAAAATATACTCACTCTGAAACAATAGACAATCAAGCTTATAGCTTGTTACAACCAAATGACTGGATGGTGGTTAGAAATGCAGAAAGCTCTAAAGCAATACCTTCAGATTGGCTAGATTACAGAGTAGCAGTTAGAACAGCCGCATCAGATATGAGAACAAAGATAAATGCAGTTGCAAATGTAGATGCTTTGGCTGATCTTTATAAATACAATGATGCAACACCACCAGTAAGACCACTGGGTGAGTTTCCAACCCCACCAACTTCATAGGAGTAAAATATGTTAGATTTAACTTTAAAATTAATACAGTTAGCACCTTGGGTAATATCAGGTGCATCACTTATTTGTGCTTTAACCCCAACACCAAAGGATGACCAAATGCTTGCAAAAGTTTATTGGCTAGTAGATTGGTGTGCAATTAACATAGGCAAGGCAAAAGACAAATGAGTTGGTGGACAAAAGTAATTAATTTTTTTAAGCCGCTCCCATCAGACGAGCTTCCTAATCCTTTAAAAGAAAAGGAATATGAAACAGAGCTAGTCAGAGCAAGAAACAAAAAAGGCAGGTATGTAGCTGATGATCCATCAACCCCAGATGTTGATGAAGCTTACACTACAGTCAAAGTTAAAAAAAAGAAAAAATAACTTATGGCTACTGTCAAAGATGCTCTCAATAAATTAGAGTCGCATGAAAGAGAGTGTGCAATTCGCTACAAAAATATTGAAGCCAGGCTAGAGTCTGGGGATAAGCGGTTTGATAAATTAGAAAACATGATATGGGGTGTATACCCTTTTATTGTTATAAGCGTAGTTTTAGCTAAATTTTTATAATGGAAGATAACAGAAGTAGATTTTCAGGCGATATGGATCGTAACGAAGTTGAGATGGATCTCAATAAGTTTATGGCTATGATTGAAGAAATCTCTCAACTGAAAGATAAAATTAGAGATCTTGAGGATGATACAACCAAGAACCCACATCAAAGATGGATTCATCTAGCAAAAGCGGTTGATTCTTGGAGAATATTTCCAAGAGCCTTTCTTACCGTATATATAGTTTTATTATACAAATGTACTATTTGGTTTATGGAACTGCCAGAACCTACATTTGAACAGTCTGGTCTTATTTCTATCGTGGTAGGAGCTGGCGCGGCCTGGTTTGGATTGTATGCAGGAACAACCGGGAGTAGTAAACAATTTAAAGGTGAAGACTGATGAAAAACGAGGATCAAAAAAAGCACGATAATATTATTGCTTGGGCTGCTCTTATGTTTTGCATAACATTAGTTACTGGTATCTCTATAAATGTTAATGCCCAGTCTAGTCAACAGTCTGGTACAGCTTGCGTTAACGGTTCTCAGTATTGTGAAAACAATTCTTTAGATACAGTCAATACAACTACAACAACTAACACCAACACCAATACGAACACCAATACCAATACCAATAATACAACCACCAATAACACAAATAATTCAACGAATACTAATGTATCTACGAACACCAATACTTCGTCAAACACTAACGTAAATACAAATCAAAACACAAATACTAATACAAACGTTAATACTTCTACTTCAACGGCCAATAGTACGTCCAATAACACAAACAATAATGTTAATACTTCGACCAGTACATCTACAGTAAATTCAACGGTTAACCAAAATGTTAATAATAATAACGTCAATACATCTACCAGCACCTCAAATAACACCAATACGAATGTTAATAAATCTGAGTCAGACTCAAACGTAAAAACAAATAATGTTAATCAAAATAACAACAACACTAAATCTGATAACACTAACCGAAACATTAATGAATCCAATAGCACGCAAACAATAAATCAGAACGTTAAATCTGAGGCTCCTCCTGCGTCTGCAATTGCTCCTAGTATAATGTCCTATTCTCAAGATTTATGTACCACAGGAGTCTCTGGAGCCTTCCAGGGGCAGGTATTTGGGTTGTCAGGTGGTAAATCAGTAAGAGACATGAATTGTGAAAGGCTCAAGCTATCTAAATACTTATACGATATGGGCATGAAAGTGGCCGCTATTTCTCTATTAGCTCAAGATGAAAGAGTGTTTAAGGCTATGTGGCAAGCAGGCACACCAGCACCTTATGAAGGCAAGATTGGAGAAGAGGCTAAAGAGTTATGGTTAGCTAACCCATCTAAAAGACCTGACAAAAAAGATTTTGAAGCAGAGTTTGTTGCAGAATGCAGTCAAGAATACAATCCCAAAAGAGATAAAATAAAAAAAGATGTTGTAGGCCTAGTAAGCAAAGTGGTTGTCAGCAAAACAAAATCTAAAAAACAATGCAAAAAAGAACTCTATGGTGGTTAGTTTGTTTGTGCTTCTCGTTAGAAGCTCAATATACATATGAGTCAGGACAAGACTTATATCACCTACAAACAAATGCCAACAACTTTGAAGGTGAGTTAGCATACGAGGTAGTAGATGATGGTATTAGTCCTGCAATTGACCTTTCTTTTAATTTTACTTTTTACGGCTCTACATTTACACAAGCAAGAATGGCAACAAATGGATGTCTTCATTTTGGTAATAGTGGCAGCTATTGTAATGACTATACTCCTGACCCTATTAATGGACAGCACACCTATACCATATACCCTTTCTGGACTGATTTAATTAGAGACAGCAACTCTCGTATGAAATCTTGGGGTGATAACAGCAAGATGATCTTCGGTTGGTACGACATGAGAGAGTACAACAGAGCATCTGACAATAGCTTTGAGATAATACTGTGGAACAATAATTCTTTTGATATTCGTTATGGCGCGTTAGATATTATTAACCATGATGTTCTTATAGGTGAGGTAGGCTCTAGCAAAGATAACTCCTACACTTACTACTACCATGATGAATGTTCTACTGGCACAACCAACGGCAACACTTGCGTCAATACCAACTGGAACAACACCACTATCAATACCACCCTAGAGAATGGTGGATCTCTTTTTGGTTGGGGTTATGGCAACGGTGCTGATTGCAGTGATCCACTAAATGACTCTAGTTGTTCAGGGTATGCGGATGCCTTATTAACTCAACAATGTAATATAACTGGTCTTTATAGTCAGTCATGCCCTAACTACTGGCAAGCTTATGACGATCAACAGTGTGATGAAGATCCACAATACGGTCCCTTTTGTCCCGGATACAGACAAGAGGAGTCAGTTGCCTTCTTTGATGATGAGCAAGCTGATTATGGTTTTGTAGATGAGCAAGAACAATTTGCAACTGGTATTTTTATTGAAGAAGAACATCATCAACGTCAAGAAGAGCCGTTTGTAATTATTGAGGTTTTTGAAGAAGATATGTTCCCACCCTTTGAAGAATTTGGTGGTGATAACTTTGAAGAATTTTTTGGCGGCCCAGAACCTGAAGAGCTAATAATATTTTTTGAGCCTGACCCTTTACCTTTTATAGATGATTTTCACCCTAGACATGAAGATCCTATACATCAAGACGATATATTGATAGAACAATTTATTTTACAAGAGACTGTATTTGTTGAAGACTTTAGTGAACCAGAAACCATTATAGCTATAGAGACGGTAGAAGAACTAGAAGAATGGTTTGAAGAGGAGACTAGAGAACATTTTGAAGAAAGACTGGAAGAAAGGCTTGCTGATCTTGATGAACCAGAAGAGGAATTTATAGAAGAGATCTTTGAAGAAGAAGCTGTAGAGGAAGTCTTTGAGGACTTAGAAGAAGTATTTGAAGAGCTTGAAGAAGAACGTTTGGCAGAAAGAGAAGAAGAGGCCAGAGAAGAAACCCTTGATGAAATATCAGAAGAATTAGATGTAGTTGAAAATGATGCTCCTTCAAGCAATGGTAAGCTTAGATCTGTTGCTTTAAGCCTAGTTAAAAACGCTGTGAAAACTGCAACTGCTAGTGTTAATGTAGGCTCTGTTACATCTCAATCTAGCTCATCAAATGTAATTAGTTCTAGTATAAGCACGCAATCATCTAGCAGCGGATCTGGAGGCGGTATAAGTACATCTAGTTCACCAAGCATGTCAGATCAATACGCAAGTGCTACTGCACAAAACAACCAGGTTTTATCTATGAGTTCAGACGTTGGTGGATCTGTAACAATTAGCATTACTCCTATGAATACCGTTGATGGTGGTACAGAAGTGGTGATGGCTGACGTGCAAGTACAAAATGTGCAAGGTGAAATAGATACAGCTATTGGCGGTGTTATGACGCAATCAGAGGCAGATCAAATAGCAGATAAAATTATTGCGCAAAACATAGAAGCCCAACAAGAAGAAATGCAAGAAGAACAACAATCAACTGGTGAGTATAGTGATGAGTCCGGGCTAGTTGCATTGATAGGTTATGTACCACAGTTCAACACTTACACTCAATATCAATTACCGGACAGCCCTAGTTGGTACACTTCTCAAGACATATACACCTCTGCTACACTAGATGACAACATAAATGCTTTTTATGATTATGCGAGTACAAATATTAATAATTTAGAAAGCATGACAAAAGGACAACCACAAATTTGGAGGTAACATGGACTGGTTTCAAAATAAAACAACACAAATCATTGCTTTGGTAGGTATCGTAGGAACCCTTGCTGGTTTTGGATATACAGGCGCAGAGTATGTTAACAGGCTAGAGAACCTAGAAGCCAAGATTGGTGGCGTAGATGAAGCAGAAGATGAAATGAAAATTATTGAAGAACGCTTTGCATCTATAGAAACATCAGTGCAGTTTTTAGAAAAAGAAATAGATAGTATTGAAGTGCCAGATGTTACTGACATAAAAACAGATGTAGCCACCATTAAGGCTGAAATACAAAACTTGCAAAGAGAAATAGACAAGATAGAAGATGCGGATAAAAATCCATTAGCAGGATAAAAGTGAAAATTTTTATTACTAAATTTACACATGATGAAAAAGAATATGATGGTCCAAATATACACGCAAACAATATAGATGAAGCTGAAACAGTTGCAGAAGTAAATGGTTACATCGTTCTTGGAGAACTTACAGATATAATTATTATAGAAAATGAAAAAGAAAAAACATTACATTAACATGCATATAAGTAAGATATTTATTACAGCATTAGTAGGTGCGTTTTTAGTAAGTTGTTCAACACCATCTAGCTACATACCTATAGCAGAAAACTCTAATCTAGAATGGAATGATAAATATGATTCTGATAAGTGGCGTGAAAAATATAAACAATGTCAAGGATTTCTGTATCAAGATAATGATGCTTGGCGTTGGTGCATGCAAGATGGCTAAGAAAGATGTAATAAAAGCAGTCATCTATATTGATGATGTTGTTGATAAGTCTAAAAAAGAAATATATCAATTATTTAAAAAAGCCATAGATAAAGAAAAAGTTAATCACTTTGAAATTCAAACCAATGATGAGGCCAGATGGTGAGTAAAGTATTGCTAGGAGTTATTGGAATACTTATGGTGGCTTCGTATTATTTTTACAGTCAAAACCAAATACTTGTAGCAAACAATGCTTCGTTAAAAGGTGCAGTTGCCACTCAAGAAGAAGCTATAAAATATATACAAGAAGACTTCAAACTACAAACACAACAGCTACAAGACCTTACGGTTAAAAGTCAAATAGCTCAAAGAGAGCTCAACAGATATACTCAGTTTATACAAAACTATGAACTTACTGCTAAAATCATAGCTGACCCAGTAGAAATGCAAAGGAAAATAAATAATGGTACAAAACATATCATGGAAAACATTGAGCAAATCAGCAGTGATGTTGACGGTCTTGATGATGGGCTTCAGTTGCAGCCTACTTCCAACTAAAACAATACAAGTAACTGCAAAACCTATTGAGCGTAATATCGTACAGCCTATTATGCCTAGAGAGATTGATTTAAAACAGTTGCAATGGATAGCTGTTACACCCGATAACTGGGAAGAGCAACTTGCAAAGATAGAAAAACAAGAGGGCGAACTAGTTTTCTTGGCCATGACAATACCTGATTACGAAGTCATGGCATATAACATGCAAGAAATAAAAAGATATATTACTGAATTAAAAGACGTTGTCGTTTATTATAGAAAAGTTACAACAAAAGATAATGAGTAAAAAACCAGAACCATATGTATACAAAGCAACCGTTGAGAGAGTGGTTGATGGCGATACAATCGATGTTACCCTTGACTTAGGATTTGATGTCCGTTTGCATAAACAACGCTGCAGGTTGGCAGGCATAGACACCCCTGAGTCAAGGACCCGGGACTTAGCAGAAAAAAAACTTGGTCTAGCAGCCAAAGATAGATTGGTGGAGTTATGTTCAAGTCCTATAAGCATTAAATCATTTGGTAAAGGTAAATATGGCAGAATACTTGCGATCCCTTATACAGAAGATGGCAAAGATATTTGTCAGCTTCTTATCAAAGAAGGCCACGCAGTTGAATACGATGGTGGCAAAAAAACAAAAGTCTGGGGGGACTATTAATATGAATATTTCAGATGACGGATTTAACATTATAAAAAAATTTGAAGGTTGCGAATTAGAAGCCTACAAATGCGCAGCAGGAGTATGGACTATAGGCTATGGTCATACCAAAGATGTGCAAGAAGGCGATAAATGGACTGAAGAAAAATCAGAGTTTATGTTATGGCGCGAGCTAGAAGATGAGTATGAGCATTATGTTAACAGCCTGGTAACAGTTCCTTTAAACCAATGTCAGTTTGATGCTTTGGTTTCTTGGGTGTATAACTTAGGGCCAAACAATCTTAAAAGCAGTTCAATGCTTAGAGTTTTAAACGAAGGTAAATACGATGAAGTGCCTGCGCAAATGAAAAGATGGAACAAAGCAAACGGCAAAGTTTTAGCTGGTCTTACAAGAAGAAGAGAGGCAGAAGGTTTGATGTTTGAAGGCGAGCCTTGGGATCATATATAAAATGCCCTTAACAAAACTTACATTTCAACCCGGTATCAATAAAGAAATGACTGACCTTATGGATAAAGGTGGCTGGGCTGATGGTAATTTAGTTAGGTTTAGAAAAGGTTTACCAGAAAAGATAGGTGGTTGGACTAAAAATAGTCTTAATACTTTTTTAGGAGCATGTCGAGCTATGCTTGGTTGGGTGTCTTTATCATCCACTAAGTTTTTAGGCATGGGAACTAACTTAAAATATTATGTCAAAGAAGGTGCTAACTTTAATGATGTCACCCCACTTCGATCTACAACAGCAGCCGGCGATGTTACCTTTGCAGCAACCAATGGATCTTCAACCATTACAGTTACCGATACAGCTCATGGCGCAGTAGCAAATGATTTCGTAACCTTTAGTGGTGCTTCTAGTTTAGGTGGCAATGTTAATTCAAATGTTCTCAATCAAGAGTATCAAATAGATGCTATAACAAATGCTAACACTTATACCATAACTGCAAAAAACACCAGTGGAGTTACAGTTACAGCCAATGCATCTGATAGTGGCAATGGCGGTAGCTCAGTTGTAGGCAAGTATCAAATCAATACTGGCCTTAATGTTTATGTGCCATCAACTGGTTGGGGTGTAAGCACATGGGGCTCTAGCACATGGGGTTCTGCTGCAGCGGCAAGCTTTGCCAATCAATTAAGATTGTGGTCGCATGATGCATTTGGTGAAGATTTAGTTATCAATCCTAGAGCTGGTGGTGTTTTTTACTGGGACACATCAAGCGGAACATCAGCCAGAGCAGTAAATATTACATCTTTGTCAGGAGCTAATCTTGCTCCAACCAAAGGCTTGCAAACAATTGTTAGTGATATTGATCGTCATGTTATTGTTTTGGGCGCAGATCCTATCGTAGGAAGCGCAAGGACAGGAAACGTAGATCCCTTGCTTATAGCTTTTAGTAGTCAAGAAAGTTTAACAGAATGGGAGCCAACAGCCACCAATACAGCTGGAGATATAAGACTGTCTTCAGGCTCACAGATAGTTGGCGGCCTAAGAGCAAGACAAGAAATACTTATTTGGACAGATACATCTTTATACTCCATGCAATTTATTGGTGCTCCATTTACATTTGGCGTTAACTTAATCAATGAGAATGTAGGCATGATGTCACCTAATGCTGCTGTTAATGCACCAGATGGTGTTTACTGGATGGCTCGTGATGGCTTTTATAAATACGCAGGAGCTGTTCAAAGAGTTAATTGTAGTGTGCTTAACTATGTCTTAGATGATTTAAACGTAACTCAATCTTTTAAAATATTTGCTTTTAGCAATAAAGAATTTAATGAAATAGGATGGTTCTATTGTTCTGCAAGCAGTGACGATATAGATAGATATATCACATACAATTATTTAGAAAACGTTTGGAGCATAGGAGAGTTGTCAAGAACAGCTTGGTTAGACGAAGGGATCTTTGAAAATCCATTAGCAACAGAAGGATCAGCAAACAGCAGTGTTTTATATAACCACGAGACTGGCTCAGATGCAGACGGTGTACCAATGGACAATGTCTTTATTGAGTCTGGTGATATTGATATTGATGAAGGCGAACAATTTGGTTTTGTTAGTAGAATTATTCCTGACGTTAAGTTTTTTGGTTCTACTCCTACAAGCGGCCAAATAAACTATGTTTTAAAATCAAGAAATTATCCGGGCGAAAGTTTAACAACGAATTCAACCAGTGATGTTACGAGTTCTACCACACAAAATTTTGTAAGAACAAGAGCTCGTCAATTAGTATTTAGAGTTCAGTCTGATGATGATGCAGATACAGGAGTAAGAACTGGATTTAAGTGGAGACTAGGAGCCAATAGATTTGATATAAGAACTGATGGCAGAAGATAATGGCAAAGCTTCTTGATAGCAGGTTACCATTAGCGTTAAACGAAGTTGATGCAAGTTTATTCAATAGATTAGTTAGAATACTAGAAATTAATCTAGGAAAGTTTGATCCAAATTCAACACCACAGTTTAATGATAGTGAAATAAATACTTTTGCTTTTAACGCTGGAGATGTTATTTGGAATACATCTATTGGCGTACTTCAGGTTTATGTTGGCAACAAATGGATAGATCTACACACCCCTGTAGACCCTCATGGGTTTGAAGCTAGCGCAGAACTTGGTAATATAAGTATTAAAACTAATGGTGATATCACCTTAACATTATAATCAGGAGCAAATAATGCCTGCAAAAAAAAGAAAAACAACTAAGAAAAAAGGAGCTACGCCCACTAACCCATCATTATATTCTAGGGTAAAGGCTGAAGCTAAAAGAAAATTTAAAGTATATCCAAGCGCATATGCTAATGCTTGGCTTGTTAGAACTTACAAAAAACGTGGTGGTGGATATAGATAATGGCTAAACCGACTGGAGGCTTAACTGAATGGTTTGGTAAAGGGCCAAAGGGAGATTGGGTGGACATAGGTGCACCTAAGAAAAAAGGTAAGTTTCAAAAGTGTGGTCGTAAGTCTGCTAAAAGTAGCAAAAGAAAGTATCCAAAGTGTGTACCAAGAGCCAAAGCTAAAGCTATGACAGCATCACAAAGAAGCAGTGCAGTCAGCAGAAAACGTGCGGCTGGTAATCCCGGTGGCAAACCAACCAATGTTAAGACTATAATAAAAAAACAAAATGGTGGTATAGTATCTCGTATGCATAAAGGCTGTGGTGCAGTTATGTCAGACAGAAGAAAGAGAACTAAGTTTTCATAAAGTAAACTATTTAAAATATGCAAAATAAAAGTAACCTTGAAAAAATTTACGAATTAAGAGGATATGCAACAGGAGATGCTGTTGGCCTATTGCCTGGTGGAGGTATACCATCTATGGTTATTAATACTCCTAAAATAAATATGCCATCTAGTCTTCCAGACAAAGCTGTTGATATTTTTGATGATGACTTTGAAGTAGAACTTTTTGAAGCAAAATACGATTCAGATAATCCTTATGACATTGATAAGTCTGCATATGAAAATTATATGGACTCGACTAGAACAGCCGAAGATGATGCTCGTGATGATTTAGAAGAAGGTGTTAATAAAGTTAAGAAAGAAAAAAATGCAGAAAAAATGAAAGTTCTTGGAGAAATGCTAGAAATGGTTGGAGCTTCTAATGATTTCTCTCCACTTGTAAGAGGCCAAATAATTAAAGGATCTCAAGCCAGCATACCTCAATTACAAAGATTTCAAAACGGTGGCATAGCTGGTTTTGACTTTAGTAATTTTGATATTAACGATTATCTAGAAAATATTTTAGGTGTAGATACAGTTGAAGATACTGAAGAAGGCATGGCTACAGCTCTTGCTAGAGCTTATGGTGCAAAGTCTGGCATAGGTTCTTTAGGTTACAGTGATACAAAACCAGGTGCTAGAATTAGTATCGATGCCAAAGATGTAACACCAGATGTTTATAGGTTCTACCCATCTGAGGTATCTAAAATTTATGCACAAGCCAAAGGCGTACCTTTCTCTCCATTGGTAGCACCTCCAAGAGAAGCTACTTTCATAGACGATCTACAGCCTAGGCGTATAGCCAGTCAACTCTATGCTAAAGATGGGACTTTTGTAGAAAGAGACCAACTTGTTACTGGGCCTGGCGGCGAGAAAGGCGATGAGATTCCAGCTATGTTAAGCGATGGTGAGTTTGTAACCAACTCAGCAGCAGTAAGAGGTATGGGTATTATGGCTGGTGCAGATCCTCAAGACGAATACGAGCAAAGATTACTAGGTGCTCGTGAAATGTACAAAATGCAAAAGTTTGGAGAAGACATAGCTAAAAAACTTGCATGAATCTAAGTATAAAATCCGTGTTGGCCACCCCTGAAAATGGCAAACACATAGCTGATTTTCTATCAGAACACTTTTGGAATGAACATTCTCTATCAGACAAAGGATCTCCTGAAATAGATTGGAGTAGAGCTTCAGCCCACATAAATCATTTCCTGTTTGAAGGAGTTGTGTATAATGTATTAGATGGTGATACAATCATTGGTAGTATTGCAGCTGCGCCAGATGCATATTGGTGGTCAGCAGAACAATACATAGGCGATGGTTGGTTTTATGTTATGCCAGAGTACAGAAACATAAAAGATCAAACACCACCGTCACATCTTTTAATAGATGCAATTATAGAATATGCTAAGAAACAAGATAAACCTTTAATTCTTGGTATTTTTAACCTAGATGGGGTAGAAAGAGCCAAGAAACTTTTTATTAAAAAAGGTTTTCACCAAATAGGTGGTATGTATTATAAGGATTAAATGAAAAGATGTGTTTAAGTAAAACTAAATCAGCACCTCCAGCAGAGGTTATAACAACACCTCAAACAGGTTATAGTTTTGTTTCTCCGTATATGGAGGATTACTCACGCAGATTATTATCATCTTACTTTGGCGCACCCGGTGAATACGAAGGTCTCATATCTAGACCTAGAGATATTCCCATTGAGCAAACTGCTGGGCTCACTCCTTTACAAATACAAGCCCGACAGCAAGCCGGAAGACTTGGTGAGTATCAACCCTATGTAACTGAAGCTGGTCGACTCTTCGGTAGACAGGAAAGAGCTTTAGATGAAGCTTTTGGATATTTACCGGGTGCTCGTGATGCTGTTACTGGTGGCCTTGGTGCATTACAACGAGCAGAACAAACATCCATGGGCACTACAGGAATGTACGATCCATCAATGGCTCAAAACTTTTTTAATCCATACGAAGATCAAGTTGTCCAACAAACATTAGAAGACATAGGCAGACAGTCAGCACAAGCAGACATAGGTCTTAGGGATAGAGCTGTATCAGCCGGCGCATTTGGTGGATCTAGAGGAAGAATTACTCAAGAAGAATTAGCACGTCAAACAGGACGTGGAGCAGCAGAGGCTGTATCTGGTATTAGAAGTGCTGGTTTTGGTCAAGCACAACAACAAGCGCAACAAGCATTTGAACAACAGCGTGGTGCTCAACAAGGACTTGCAACCATGCAAGCAGGAATCGGCGGCCAGCAAGCACAACTAGGCCAGGCTCTTGGTGGGCTTGGACAATTAAGCGCAGGGCTTGGCGGCCAGTTCGGACAGATTGGTGGTGGGTTAGCAGGACTAGGACAGCAAACTCAACAACAGCTAGGCACTCAAGTCAATATGTTAAATCAACTTGGTCAACAAGGCCAAGCCACTCAGCAAGCAGCACTATCAAGACAGTTTGCTGGAGCGCAACAGCTTGCTCAAGAACCTTTACAAAGATTGCTCACAGGTCAACAGCTTTTAGCTGGATCTCCAATGGGAGGTATCTCTGGAGGTACTGGCACAAGCGCATATCAACGTGGTGTCTATCAGCAACCCACAGCATTAGGACAAGCAGTCGGTGCTGCAGGAACTATTGCTACTGGACTAGGTTCTTTAGGATACACACCTTTTTCTGATGTAGATTTAAAAGAAAACATTAAAAAAATTGGTGAGCTAGAACCAGGTATCAATTGGTACACATGGGATTGGAACGACAAAGGTAAAGCACTAGGTGCTGAAAGCGAGCCAGCTGAAGGCGTACTAGCTCAAGAAGTTCTAGAGGTTAAACCGGATGCAGTCATTGTTCAAGATGGCTACTACGCTGTAGATTACAGCAAGGTGATGTAATGCCGGGAATAATGTCAGGCCTTGAGCCAGTAAGATTAAAAGACGGTGGCTTCCCGGATCTAACAGGCGATGGCAAAGTAACACAAGCTGACATACTTAAAGGCCGAGGGGTAGAAGGTTTTGCAGAAGGTGGAGACCCTAGGTTTATGAGCCGAGAAGGTTTCTTCAGTATGAAAGACGACCCTGAAAGACTTAACGCACGAGATATTACTGATCTTATCTTTGATCCAAACGATCCATTAGATTATGCAGCAGCTGGTATAGCAGCCACAGGTGTTGGATTACCAACAGCAGCAGCAATGAAGACAGCCAATACTGGAAGAAAAGTTCTTGGTGGCATTGGGTCAACACTTGCTACTACACCTCTTGTTAGGGAAGGTATAGAGTTTATGCAAAGTCCAGTTGAATACACTAAAGGAATTTTAGATCTTGTAACATCAGCACCAGAGGCAGCTGGTTCAATGGGCGAAATAGCACAAGCGTTAAAAGCAGATCCAAAAGGAACAGCTTCTATTATCTATGAAACTGTTTCTGAAACATCTGGCTACCCTGTTGAAAGAGCAGACGGTGGCATTATGGGAATGGTAGATGGTGGCATACTGCCAACCAGCGCAAAGACTCCGGGCGGTAAAAAGAAAAAAGCTGTTATGACTGTCATGGATATGATGGATGAGATAGCAGAAAAACTTCCTACAAAACCTAAAGCTAAACCTAAACCTAAAGCTAAACCTAAGACTGCGCCAAAATTAAAAAATGAATTTAAAGATGATCCTGTTGCGACAGCTAGAAATGCAGCGGCTCAAAGAAAAGCTGCAAGAGAAGTAGCAGAGCCAGAACCAATTAAAGGCCAAGGAGCTAATGTTAATAAAGCAGCAGATGATGCTTTTGAAGGCAGTGCTGGTTCTCAAAAATCTATTCTTCAGCAAATGAAAGATAGACCCATAGCTGGAATAGGAGTTAGAAATCCTATTAAGACGGCCATAGCTGGCGGTGTAACAGCAGCGGTTCTTCCAATTGGAGAAGATCAGTCAACAACAACAGAGCAAGATGAAAGTGGAATTATAATAAGTGATGACAATGCCATAATTACAGACAATTCTGTAATTAACAAACCAACATATAATCCTGCAACTGATAATTCTTTAGCTTTTTATGTAAGAGAAGAATTAAAAGAAAAAGGATTTGAGGTAGATGACAAGGGTGAGTTTGTAACTAAGCCTAAGTTTTTTGATTATATAAAAGCATTACCAGCAGGATACATGGATAAAGTTGGAAACGATCAAGACTTTGCTAAAAAAATGATGGCAGGTTTTTTAAATATGATGAAGCCAGTAGAAGGTTATGTGCCTATTAATCCAGCAGTTGCATTTGGTGAAGGGTACTTTGGCGAAGAAACAAGACAAGCTGATATGTTGCCTGCTGATGTGCAAACACTTAAATTTTTACAAGACAATCCAAGGTTTGCTGATCTTTACAAACAAATGCAAGCAGCTAAAGTTGGCATGACTCTTGGAGAAGTTAAAGAAGGTCAACCAGAATATGTATATGAAACTTTATTAAGAGATAAATTAGAAACTGGTGGCTACACTTCTGACCAATATCCTAATTTTATTTTAACTTATAATGGAAAACCAGTTGGGCCGGGTTTTGTAGGAGCTCAATTAGGTCAAGGTGTTAATGTTTACTTAGATCCTCTATTCGGAATACAAATAAAACCAAAAGCCAGCGCACCGTGATCTTATGCCATATATTACTTTTCCAGATGGCATCTCAAAATACATACCAAACAAAGATCCAAAAACAATAGAAAAAGCTAAAGCTGAACATGCGCTTGAAGTTAAATCTTTAAGCAAAGGCAAGGCTAATGTTTTAGGAGATGTTGGTAGACAAACCGTTGCTGGTGTTCAACAAGCAGTAAGAGGGGTAGCTGAAACAGGAGCATCTGTTTATGATCTTTTTACTGACGAAGATTTAACTAAAGATGTTGGTGAATACTTTGACAAGATTGCTGTTGGTGAAGCTGAAACTACTCAAGGACAAATAACTAGATACTTAGTTCAATTTGGATTGCCGGGCTTTGGTGTTGCTGGAGTATTAAACCGTTTTGGAAAAATGAATAAAGTTACTTCAGCTCTTGGTGGTGGACTAGCTGATGGTGCAGTAGCAACTGATGATGTCGATACTATTAAAGATATATTTATAGATCAACAATCAGAATCAGATCAAGCAAGACTGGCAAGACTTAATGGTGCAGAAGCAGCATCTGAAAGATTAAAAAATAAATTAGAAGTAGCAGCGGAAGGCGCTGGTTTTATATTAGGATTACCATTAGCGTTAAAAGCAACAAAGGAAACTATTTATGGAGCTAGTGACTTATTAGCTCCAGGTGCATCTGTTGTGGCCAAAGGATTAACTGCAGCTAAAGGTGGTTTAAAACCTAATGAGTTGCAAAAAACAGCGTTTGATGCAAACCAAAACACATTAAAAAAATGGTTTACTTTTGCTGGAGACAGGCCTGACGAATTAGTTGCACAAACAATGGCCGCAAAAACATCTCAAGTTAAAGCTATGCAAGATCAAGTTGACACTGCTTTTGACCAAATAATAAAAACAACACAAAGAAGTGTAGATGGTGGCAGACTTAATCAAACCAATGCGCTTGCTTTATCTAGAAACATAGAAGATTTTATGTTTCCAAGAATAAGAGTTGATTATCAATCTCCAAATTTATCACGATCAGATAAGATAAAAAAAGCTAGAACTATTCAAAAAGCTGCTGAACAAAATATTTTAGACTTAGAAAAGCAATACATAGACTATCAAGGGCTAGGTTTAGGAGAAGGCTTAAAAGTATCTACGTTATTAAAAAATAATAGAGATATTTTTGATACTTATTCTAATCAAGTTTTAAATTACAGTGATGAAGGTGCAGATGGGTTTATGCATTTGTTTATACCAGATGAGTTAAAAAGTATTATTGCAGAAAACGCTGGCTTGTATGGAACAAGAGTTTACAGATCTATATTAGATAAAGGTTTTAAAGTTCAGCCAGAGTTTCAAGAAAGAGCCGTTAAAGAAATACAAGAAAACTTTGGTGTTGACAGACAAACTGCACAAAGAGAATTTTTTGAGCTATTAAATCCTGGCCCAAAAAATAAAAATGGTTTTGATTTTGAAACCAATGAGATGTTGATGGAGGGATTGCAAAGAGAAAAAGGTATTCTTAAAGGCAGACAATTAGATAACTTACCACAAGTAAGAAGAGCACTAGGAGAAACAGCAGGATACTTACAAACAGATTGGAAGAGTGCTCTTGCTAATACCAAACTTACAGCAAATGTAACCTCACAAAAACTTTCAGGTCTCATAGGTAAGACAGAAATGTTTAAGCAAATTAAACAACTTGATGAGCTCTCACCACAAACAGGTGGCGTTAAGTTTTTAAAGCCAAAGGAATTTGGTATAGATCCTAATACTGGCAAAGCTCAAAAAGAATTAAGAGACTTTGATGCTCAAGGCAATTCAATAGTATTTAAACAGTTCGATGAAGATGCTGGCGCACTAGCTGGATCTTATGCAAGAGCAGACATATTTGATTCTTTAATGGGAGCTACATCAGATATGAAAGCTCAATGGCCTGTTCTTGGAAAGCTTTACACAGGAATGTTATCTGTTAAAGCTGGATCACAATATGGTAAAACAGTTTTATCTCCCGGAGCACAAGTAAGAAACTTTACAAGTATTCCATTCTTCTCATTATTAAATGGAAATCTTGGAAGCACTGGAAGGTTCGTTGATTCTGTTCAGACAAGTTTTGCTGGACTAATGGATCCAAAAGGAAAAATTTTAAGAAAAGATAAAATTGCTGAACTTATGGAAGAAGGCATCATGCAAAAAGGTGGTGCTCAACTTGGTGAAACTTTAGAAATTGCAAAGCTTGCAGCTGAAAGAAGTGGATTAGTTTCTGGCATAGGAAAAGCTGTAGATAAATCAGGCATTAGATTTTTTGAAAAAGCATATGGTATGACTGATGATGCTGGTCGTGTATTTAATTACATGAGCGAAAAAGAAAGAATGATTCAAGCATTATCTAAGGCTCCAGAGTCAGTGGTTCCAATAGAGTCAGCAAAAAATATAACAAGGTTTGCAGATTTAATTGATGGATCTAAAGGAGGTGCAATTATAAGACCACAGGACATAATTGATAAGTATGGCCAAGAAGGGTTGGAACAATTTGCTAGATCTGAAGCTGGAGAAATTACTTTGAACACTGTTCAAAACTATCAAAGGATTGTGCCATTTGTTTCAGAAGTTATTAGAAGATCTCCATTTGGTAACTTTGTTGCATTCCCATCTGAAATTATAAGAAACACCACTAATGCTGTGAGTAGAGGTATAAAAGAATTAGCCAGTGATAATCCAGAGCTACAAAAAATTGGCATGAGAAGACTTACTGGAGCTGTAACAACTACTGCAGCTTTGCCAACAGCATTAACTAGCCTGGGCATGGCATTAACTGGAGTAGCTAAAGAAAAAATAGAAGCCTATCAAAGAACTGGAGCAACTCCATGGGATAGAACAGGAACACTAATACCTGTTGCTTCTGACAGAAACGGAAACCCAACTCAGTTTTTTAATTTTAGTTATATGAATCCATACGACTATTTAAAAAGACCTATCAATAGAGTGTTTCAAGAAGTTGCTAGTGGAAACAGAGATGAAGAATCATTACAAAAAATACTACTTGATTCTTCAATGGGAGTTATTGGTGAGATGGGGCAAAGTTTTGTTGAGCCAGCATTTGCTGCTCAAGCTGTGCTTGATGGAATTAATGGAACAACATCAACAGGTAAAAAAATATGGGGTTCTTCAGATAGCACTGGAGATAAAGTTGCAAAAGGTTTTTATAATTTTATAGACACAGCATTACCAACAATTACTCCATATAGAATAGAACCTGACTTAACAACAAAAAAACCTATTGGCATTTCTGCTCCGGGATTTACTCCTAAAAATTTTCCAAAGTCTGTATTTGGTAGCACTAATCAACAAGGTGATGACCAAAAAATATTAGACCGAATGGGCAATGAGATTGATGTTGCTGAAACAATGGTGCAAGCATTTACTGGATTTAAAGTTGTTAAACCTCAACTAGAAAGAACTGTAAGATATAGAGGCTTTGAAGCAAACGATGCAATCAGAGATGCTACCAATCAATTTAATAGATTGCTTAGAACCAATGATAGAAAGACAGCAGAAGAATTTTTACAGGGATATATTAATCAAAATGAAAATAGATATACAGTATTAAGAGATTTATATACCACCATAGAAGATGCTAGAACTTTAGGATTAACTGATAGGCAAATAGAAAAACAATTAAAAGATGCTAAAGTTGCTAACTATAAAGATGTTATGAGAGGAATCTTTAGACCAATAGATGTTAGTAGAGATTTAGTAGAAGCTTCAAGAGTTGGTAACATAGGAGTTCCTCAACCTATTAGCAAAGGAATGTTTGACTTATCTAAACAGGAGTTAACTCAAGGCTTAACTGGCCAATACTTAACACCAGACGTTAGAGCTCAAAGAGCATCTCAAGTTTTAAGAGAAGAAGAAGAGCAAAAAATATTAACAGGCACACCCTAGAATATATCTATTACTAGCTCACATCTTGGATCGTCTTTGTCCACTCCACCAAACCTATAAACCACTTCTTTTATTTGTTTGAAGTCATCGTCTTGTATGATCTGTGCTTTTACCAAAGCATCACAAGCAAACTTATCTATGACCGAACATGGATTGCTTATGTCAAGTCGCCTATTGCTCCTAGCGTAGTATGTGTATGTTAATCTAACTGGCTCTGTAAACTTAGGTAAGTCTTGTATCTCTGGTAAGAGATCATCTGAGTATGTCTTCTTTGCTATAGATAAAACTCTGTAATGAGCATTGCGATAGTTGTTTAGATTTAGGATAAACTTTTTTTTCTTTAAGTAGTAAACATCCAAAGATAATTTAATCTTCACTAGAACGGAACCCCGGTGTCTACCCATGGCCTAATCTTTTGTATCGTGCCATCAAACAAATGTTTTATTTTATTGTATTGCTCTAAATCTTCTTTCGGAAAGCCACTGTTGATAACCTCTATCAGCTCTTTGCTAGAATAAAAGTTATCTTCCTTAGAGTGTTTGCCTTCTGGGACATTAACAAATCGCATCTCATCTTTCTCATAAATTACTATGCTGTCGTCCTTTTCTATGCAGTGTGCTGGTATGAGGCCTGGTATGTAGTTATGATTCTTGCAACCTTTAAGCTGTCTGTCGTTGGATATATCTCTGCCATGTTTATTGCAATGCCAAGTGCCATCTGATCCATCTAAGTTTACTTCAGCAAACCTACAAGATCTGCAATGTATCTTAGGTGGCAATGTCCTACCCAAGTATGCACCTCTTTGTTTTGGTGTCATGTAGTTTTTAATTCTGTAATCTGTCTCAGGTATGTAATTGTCTGGCGGCCTGTCTGAAGACAATATGTTTGTAGCTTTATCGATCAACAAATCAAACGAGTCCTTATCATACTCAATAATTTCAGTATATAAGTCTGAGTTATTTTTATTATAAACAATGGCAATGCAGTGCTTGAGTTTAGCAAGACCCATGTACATATGTATTTGAGCAGCGTACTCCTCTGACCAGTCGCAATAACTACCCAAGCTTTGTAGCTTCTTAAACCTGTTATCGTTTGCAGTCTTGAACTCTAGTAGATATGCATTCTTTGGATCTAAACCTGGTAGCTTCTTTGCTATGCCATCTAAGTGGCCTTTGAGATGGCCGCCTAAAGTTTTGACTTGAAGCTGTTTACCACTAGGCTCTAAATCAAATATGCTAGCCCCCGGTATCTTTCTTAGCTTCTTAATTAGATCTTCTTCAACCACGTTGCCGAGGTCTAACAGACGCAACACTCTTGGCTCCCAATCATCTGGCATCAGCCATCGCCAACGCAACCACAATAGCCTTTGGTTTGGATTGCCTATCTGACTCATGCCTAAATAGAATCTAAGACCTCTTTCTTTTTGTAGCTCTACATCATCGAGCAAGTGATTGATTGCTTTCATAAACTTATCTCAGATCCATCTTTTGTTTTAACACCAACAACGTTCTCATACTTGCCTTGCTTTTGCACAATAATCTCAGAGATAGAATCGAATGCGCCATTCTTAATTAACTCAGCGGCCATCCAAGGTTGGGTAGGCGAGCCCCACTTAGGAGTTATCTTCTTCCATTTACGCACTGCCATGTTATGTGCAGTAGGGTGGCCAAACATTAGAGGCATCTTCTTTGAAAAGAACTCGTCCTTGATTGTAAAGACAACTTGACAATAGTCAGCACCATTCTTAGATTTAGTTACAGCTGCGTAGACATCCGTCACGGTCTTCCTTTTTGGAACTGATGCTTTCCTCTCATCTGATAAAACGGCTTGCTTCTCAGCCTTGGTACGCCTTGCTACCTCTCTTTCTTTCTTGGTCCACAAAACATTTGTCTTGTTGGCCTCAAACTTCTGCCCACATTCAACACATTCTTTAGCTGATGGCGAGTTGATAGCATTACAGCTTGCACAAATCTTAGGCTTGTATCGTCCGGGCAATGTATCGCCTGGTTCTACTTCATCTAGACAGCCATGCCTAGCAACGTTCTCGCCATAGTCAAGCAATAAACAATTGTCTTTGTCATCGTGAATCCTCATGCCTCGACCACACATCTGCACATACAAGCCGATGCTTTGTGTTGGCCTTAGTAAAGCTATGCAATCTGTTCTTGGAGCGTCCCAACCTTCAGTCAGCACACCAACGTTGCACAGTGCATGGATCTTGCCATCTTCAAAGTCTTGCAGTATCTGGTCTCGCTTATCGTTAGGTGTCTCACCTGTAATGAGTTCAGCCTTGATGTTGTATTGCTGTAAGTATTGAGTCATCTTGGTTGCATGTAGCACTGACACGCAAAAGAAAACAGAAGCTGTTCTGCCTTTGGTGTAAGCGTTATCTATCCAGTCGTTGATAACCTCAATGATGGTTTCATCTACCATGGCTATGTCTTCTAGTTCTTTTTCTCGGAAGTCGCCATTCTTAAACTTTAAACTAACCTTGCTAGCATCAATGATTGCATCATCGTTAACTGCAAAAGCAGACAACCTTGATAAGTAACCTGCTTCAATCAGCTCCGGGATAGATGCACTGTAAGCTATGTCTTTAAAGAAATGATCTTTACGATCCCCATAGATATAACCCTGGCCCATGCGATAGGGCGTGGCAGTGCAACCCATAACCTTCATAGGCTGACGAGCTGACAGAGTATCAATAATCTTTTTGTATCTGGTGAACGAATTAGGAGGCACGTTGTGAGCCTCGTCTATAATCATGTAGTCAAACTTACCTACTTTCTCTAAGCGTTTAGGAGAGGCAAGCGTATCGCGACTGGCTATGAGTATCTGTGCATTATGTTGAAAGCGTTTCATACCAGCAGCTAACACACCTGTTGGTGCATTGGGCCACACAGTCTTTAGTTTTGTTTCAGCTTGAGATACAAGTTCTTTTCTGTGTGCCATAACCAAGAACCTGGCATCAGGATTCTTTGCTAGCACCTCTTTTATAAAGTGAGAAAAGATAATTGTTTTTCCGGCGGCCGTAGGTAAAGCTATAAGAGCATGTTCTTCTACTGGCCTGGTGGCAAACCAATTGTGCAATGCATCAATAGCATTGCGTTGGTAGTATCTAAGCTTCAATTTAGTGAATCGTTTTGTCTGCTTTTTCTTCTGATAAGAACTCATCTACGTTAGATGGATCCTTAACAAAGTTGTCGTAAACAATTGACGATATTAGTTTGACTGCATCATCTGGGTTATGCGAAAACTTAAACGCAGTTAAGATAGCAAACCTAGCCAAGGTTACGACTGCTGCTTTGGTATCTAGATCTAGTCTAGACCAATCATCTAGACATATCTCCATGTCTTCAACGACTCTGTCGCAAGTATCTTTATCGAGCAAGTCTTCTGTCGTGTTGTTCTTTTTCATTTTTTACATCCACATTTAGTAGTGTTAGTTTAGCATTATGCATAGACTTACCTAGTTTAGGCGGTAGATTATTAAGGGTTGTATCTACACAGTTAACAAGATCTGTCATTGCACATATCAAAGCGTTAGCTTCTCGTTTATTTATATTCATATTTTTCTCCAAAAAAATAGTGAGGTGTTTTAGGGCTTAACCACACCTCAAGGTTATGACGGAGATTCTAAGCCCTATCTTCTCTCCCGGAAATAATTTCTCCTATTTCAGTTTTAAGATTATCTCCAAGCCTATCAACTATTTTTGACAGACCTTCTTTGATGGTGTCATGGACACCAAGAGCTTTTATTTCACTCTTGATGTCACCTGACAGACGATTAACTATGGCATTGTAACCGTCAAATGTAGGGACAGGATTACTCATCACTTGTCCCAATCAAAGTCGTCTTCACCGCTAGATGAATCAGACTGTTCTGCGCTAGCTTTAGGCGTTTCAACTGGCTTGCCATTGCCAGGGATAAAATTGCCAATAACATTTTTATCAGCCCACTTAGTGCCATCGCCTTTGTCTTCGCCAACTTTAACTACCATCTTTGCAAGGAAATTAACGTTCATCATTTCCTCAAGCTGCTCGATACCAAAAGCTTCGACATTAGGTTCCATGCCCATGGCCTTTCTCCACCCCTTCAACTTGCTTTTAGTTACACCGAGACCGTTGCCTTCGAGCATGTAGTTTTCCCAAACTTTTCTGCCTTGATATTTAGGTCCGACAACATCATAAGTAACTTCTATCATCTTATGACCTTTCTCAACAGATTTTTTAGACTTCCATGCTGTGGCTACCATTTCGTAGTCGCCAACTGGCATAAGTTCAATAGGACCACTGTCGTCTTCGACATCGGTCAGGTTCAGATTAAATATATCATCCGTCATTTATTTCTCCTTTAATTGTTTTAGAGATTGCTTGAACGCAGATAAGAATGCATTCCAATCAAGATCCAAAGGCATGTTGCCTAAGTCAACTCGACTCTTTGCATCAAAAGCTGCACTAAATTTATGAAACAACTTACGTTTGCCATAAGACACACCCCTAGTTGTTTCCTTAAAACCTTGGCCGCTAGTACGAGTTGATACCTCGTAGTTGGCGAACAGGTTAAAGTCTACCCATTCCTTTATCTGTGAAGATACTTTCTTGTGTAAACTCATTTCCCAACGATCATAGGGCTCACGCTCTGGATCATTGAAAGTTCTGATAGCTACATGGGAGAGAAGGATGACGTGCATCTTTTTCTTTTGTAGCAGATCAAACATTTTTAGAATACGGTTATAGAGTTCTGCTGACTCTGCATAACCTTTTCCGAAACCTAATGCCTCAATAGATTTTATTGAGTGAATATCACAAACCTTTTTTTGCACAAGCTTCTCAGCCCAGTCAGTGGTATCAAATACCAGAGTTTTGTAATCGTGTTCTTCTTCGTAAAGCGTTTGTAATTGTTTGACAATGTCATCGTAGCTTTCGCATAGAGGAAAGGATGGAGCATCAACAAAGTTAGTGCCATCTTCTGTCTTCACAAATATGGGTTTGGGTGCGTTAGATGCAAAGGTTGTCTTACCTATGCCGTCTGTTCCAGCTACATTAATCTTTAGTGCCGGGACTTTGATTCCTGTTTCAATAGTATTCAATAGACTCACCTTGGTCTCCTGTCACATTCGTTTACGTTGTATGGTTCTTGGGAAGCCACATGTTCTTCCCACATGTTTGACAACATGCTTGGTAGGTACATGCCGTTAATGTCTTTCATCTTTTTACAAAACTCTTCAAAGTCCATGCATCCAGATATGACATAACCAGCATCTTCATCAAGGCCAATTAAAAAATCTCCTGTCTTACTCATCGTTATCTCCTTGTAATGGATCAATAAAAGATATGTAAGGTCTCTCATTAATCTTGGTGGTTAGTGCAGACTCGATCTTCTGCCAGGTTTCAGGATCAGCTTCTTGCATCTTCTTGCTTTGTCTAACATCCTCAACAAACTCTGACTTAAAAGGAAAGCCAGTTATATCTTTAGACAAACCAAGCAGCTGTTCTTGATCCCATTTTCTTGTCACTTTAAATTGCACTCGCAGATCTTTAGGTATAGCACCGTTAAGTCCTACCCTCTTAGAGCCACCAGTATTAGAAAGTGTTTGTGTTATTGATTTTATTTCTTGGCATTCAACAATGGCATTGTCTAAATTCTTAGACTCTTCTTTCAGCTTTGCTTGTTCACCAAGATTAATCTTCTTTAGCTTGAGCAGAGTTTTCAAGCCATAAGATTCATAGTTAATTTCTTTATCCATACTTTTCTCCAAAAAAATACTCTATCTATATTAATGATCTAAAATCATTTGTCAACAAATATCTTTACAATTTGTAATGTGTCAATTATCATTGTCTTTTTAGGAGAGAAATGCAACTCAAAGATTACATCGAAAAACGAGGCGAAGAATCTTTAGCAAAAGATTTGAAAGTCTCAGTATCAACTATCCGTGCATGGCGTTGGGGTCATAGACAACCCTCAGTCAACCAGGCCAAGAAGCTTATTAAAATGACCGGGCGTGCTCTCGATTGGGAAAGCATTTACGGATCTATCGAAAAGGTATAAGTGGCTATTGACTTGAACCTCAATATTAAGGGGGAAGAAATCATGAACGACTCGCGCAGAGAGATGTTGATTTCTTTCTACGAGAATCATTTTCATCTCATACCCTGTGGCTCTAGGTCAGACACGATACCAGATTACTTTAAACGCAGACATCAATACGAAGAAGACAACATACTAATCAAGCGATGGTCGAAGACACCAAGAGTTAAGTGGTCCAACTACATAGAAACACAACCCACATTAAAAGAAATCAAAGAATGGTATCTACAATTTCCAGGTTGTAATTGGGCAGCTATCACAGGCATTAACTTTGTGGTGCTTGATGCAGATACGCAAGAGGCCTGTGAGTTTGTAGAGTCAGGGCAGATAACAAGAACCACCATGAAACAAAAGACACCTCGTGGTGGCTATCATTACTTCTATGCTATCAATCCAAACCTCAAAGTAAGAAACACCACAGGCAGACTAGACATCAGAGGAGAAGGTGGCTATGTCATGATATCGCCTTCCAACCAATACATGTTTGAAACTGTAGACAGCATGAACGTGGATGACATGGATGAACTCCCATGTCTCAGCAGTCAAGACATGAAAGTAATCTATGACTTCAACGATACAGGCAAGACTGGAACGCAAGACAATGGCTTGCTTACAATAGATGGTGTCGATACTGGTATGCGTAACGATACCTTGGCAAGGCTTGTTGGCAAATGGATTCTAGAAGGATGGGGCAGACGTGAAGTTATTATTAAAGCACTCGATTGGAATCAAACCAACAACCCACCCATGAGTGTGCAAGAAGTATTGCAGACAGTAAACAGCATATGTGCTGGACATCTAAGAAGAAACCCAGCAGAGAGCACAGGGATCTTAGAATGGAATACAAGTCAGTGGCAGATACAACTGACAGATGAACTCAAAGAGATCATGGACCAAGAAGATCCCATCGAACAGCAAAAGAATGAAGAGGGACCAGACAGAGACCCACTCGGACTCAAGACATTCGCAGATCCCTTTTGGGATGGCATGGACTCATCGCGCATCGAACAGTTTTGGGGCGATGCATTTGTCTTTCAACAATCAAGAGTCTTGCTCTTGGGTAAACCCAAGATAGGTAAATCGCACTGGCTAGGTGCATTCGCAGCAGCGGCCACCACAGGCACGGAGTTTATGAATCAACAGTTTAGTAGGCCACTCAAGGTTATGTGGCTACAGGCAGAGATCATCCATGAGTTCTTGAAGAAAAGAATTGATATGTATTATCAGCCATTCGTCCATGACAAAGAGATGCTAGAGATAGGCAAGTCCAATCTGATTGCTTCAGGTAGGCTACGCAAGAACCTCATGCGAGACAAAGACATAGATGAGATAGCAACAAGTATTGATTATCACAAACCAGACATAGTAATGATTGACCCTATCATTAACTTCTTTGATGGTGAGGAGAACTCTAACTCAGAGATACATGCAATGCTATCAAGAGTAGACAGACTCATAGAACTCTTTGGCGTAGCTTTTATTATCGCTCATCACACTGGTAAAGAAAGAGCAGATGACTTGTCGTTCATGTCAGCGCGTGGTGGTAGTGCCTTTGCTGGTTGGATGGATTCAGGTGTCAAGCTGTCAGGCAAGAAACCCAACATGAATGTTTTCTATGAAGCAAGGAATGCCAAAGAACCAGAACAACATCTCGCTTACTTTGATTACGACAGAGGATTCTTTAGGGTGGTTGATGCACAAGATTCTCCAGACGAAGTAGAGATAGCAAGAGTTGTGGCATCAGCGATGGACAAGCACAAGTTTTATACAAGACAGGATCTCGAACTCCTTGCTCGCAAAGCTTTGAAAGAATCTGACCTAGCATCAGGAGAGAGAGCAGCAAGGTATGCAGTCTCACATGTACAAAAGTATCTAGGAGATAGAGTGAAGAATCACAATGTCCCAGGTAAGAATGCATGGTATTACTTAGCAGATAACGAGATGAAGAGGCCTTGGGATGAATAATCCTTACAAGATAGAAGGACCGGCTCTGATTAGTTTCAGTGGTGGTAGAACATCAGGCTTCATGTTGTGGAATATTATCCAAGCATATGGTGGCACACTGCCTGAAGATATATACGTTACCTTTGCTAACACAGGCAAGGAAGCCCCGGAGACACTCGACTTTGTGCATGAGATAGGACAGAAGTGGGGCGTGAAGATACATTGGCTAGAGTTGTACTTCGGTGAAGAGCGTCCAGTCTATCGCACCAAAGAAGTCACCTATGAAACAGCAAGCAGAAATGGTGAACCCTTTGAAGCTTTGTTGGATCGCAGACAATACCTACCCAATCCTGTTACTAGATTTTGTACAAGCGAACTAAAGATTAAAGTTATGTCAAGGTTCATGCGTAAGTTACGAGGTCATAAGAATTGGTACAACGTTATTGGCTTACGCTATGACGAACCAAGAAGAGTGGCAAGTGCACTCAAGCAATATGAAGCATGGACAAATATAACCCCCATGAATGATGCCAAACATACAGTCAAAGATGTGACAGATTTTTGGGAGCAGCAAAACTTTGATTTGAAGCTAACAAACTTTGGCGGTAAAACTTTGGCTGGCAACTGTGACCTCTGCTTTCTTAAAGGCAAGGACACAAAGGTTAAGCTGCTGCAAGAAAGACCAGAGATGGCAGATTGGTGGATCAAACAAGAACAGAAGTTTGGCGATCATGCTGGTGCTACCTTTAGAAAGGATGGCCCCACTTACATTGACTTGCTAGATATTAGTAAACAACATTCAGAATACAAGGAGCAAGATCTGTTCGATGAACAGATGACATGTTTTTGCCATGATTAACCTAGATAAGAAAGCTTTGAAGGAAGCCATGGTCGATACATTTACTGGCACGCTTATCAATCTACCTTTGGTTTGGTTGGTCTTGTTTCTGTGCTTGATGGTCACGCATAACAGCTTCTTGATATCGCTAGCTCAAGCAGGTGTCTTGACGATAGTAGCAATCATTAGAAAGTATTGCATCAGAGTTTGGTTTAAGAGCAGGGAGGAGACGTGATAAAGATTTTAGATTTATGTTCCGGGATTGGTGGATTCAGTCTTGGATTGGAGGCAACAGGTGGCTTTGAGACGGTAGCGTTTTGTGAGTTTGATGAGTTCTGTTGTAAGGTATTAAACAAGCATTGGCCTGGTGTGCCAATCTACAATGACTTAAAGGAGTTAGGCAATGAACCAGAAAGAATTATTCAAGAATTTGACCTCATCTGCGGAGGCATCCCCTGTCAACCGTTCAGCGTTGCAGGCAAGAAAAAAGGCAAGGAAGACGACAGACACCTCTGGCCGTACATGTATGAAATTGTTAAACACAAAAAACCCACTTGGGTCATTGTCGAAAACGTTGGTGGCTTCGTCAATGTGGCACTCGATGATGTGTGTCTTGACTTGGAAGCCCAAGGTTACGCCACGCAATCGTTTGTTATTCCAGCTTGCAGTGTCGAAGCTCCCCATCGAAGAGACAGAGTCTGGATCCTCGGAAAGAACTTGGAGAACCCCAGACGCGCATTGCGGCAGGGGGGGATCGAGCAAGGAGAGGATGCAAATGAAGTTAGACAAGGGGATGCCGATCAGCTTGAACGATCAAGTGGCACACCCAGAATTGATGTGGCCCACGCCAGCATCGAGGGACTGGAAGGGAGGATCTCCGGGGACAATCAAGGAGGACAAGAACGGCAAGCCGTATCGAGAAGCAAAGAACAGCAAGACGAAGTGGGGGCTGACACTCGATGCAGCAGTGGTCTATCAACAAAAGAAGATGTGGCCCACACCAACGACAATGGACTCAAAGGAGGACTCATTGAAGCATGCAACGAAGATGCTACAGGGCAAGACGCACAGAGCATCAGGACAGCCAATACAAAAGACGCTGTCAGACAAAGTCATGATGGAGGAGATCCGCAAGAACCCAGAGCTGATGGAACTCTATCAAGATCATCAGATGCTAGAGAGACCTCATCTACCAGAGCAACAGGAGTTTGTGAAGTATCTAAGGAGTCAGACAACAATCAAGGAACTAGCAGAGAAGACGGACATCAAGAAGACAACAATCGAACATTGGTTCAGGAAGGACACGAAAGGATTCAGTCATCCGTCAATCGAGGATTGGCAGACAATCAAACCCCACTTGAAGAAACTCAAGTACGACAAGGAGATGATGACAGTTCAATCGATAGAGTGGCAGAATCAAAAGATGTTCCCAACGCCAGCGGCCAGAGACTACAAGGACACAGGGGAGAACACGGACTACGAGAAACTAGCAAAGAAAAGCAAACTGGCAGGAGCAGTCAAGAGCAAGATGTATCCCACGCCAAGGAGCTCGATAGGGATGTCGATGACAATGGACACAGTGGTCAAGGCAATGGACAGCAACGACAGGGGCTACAAGGGGAACTTGGAGGAGCGAGTGGCAATCGAGCAGAAGATGTGGCCGACTCCGAACGCCTCGGACAACAGGGACAGGGGGAACATGAGCGACCCAGCAATACAGCGAAGGATCGCAAAGGGCAAGCAAGTGGGACTAACGATGGCAGTCAAGGACAAACCGGGCAAGGGCACACTGAACCCGGAGTGGGTGGAATGGATGATGGGCTATCCGCCAGGTTGGACGGACATTTCGGATTCGCAGTAGAGCCTGAGATCCCAAGGGTGGCAACAGGAATCCCGGAACGCGTCAATCGACTCAAAGCTTTGGGCAATTCTATCGTGCCTCAAGTGATTAGAAATATTGGACTGGCAATCTTGGAAGAGGAGCAGAGAGATGTGGTCAAAAAATAAGCAAAAGTGGTTGTGCAATGGGAAAAGCGTGAATTGCACATGCCCTCTGTTAGGGTGCATTCTTATGCGATTTAGGTGGGTGTGCAGTTGTGCAGTTGCACATGCCTGCACATACGCACATGCACCTCTGAAACCCTTGATTTTACTGGTATGTGCAGCTGTGCGCATGTGCATCTCTATAGAGAACTATAGATGGGTGGCTAAACGCACCCAATCTTTGATAGAGAATAGGTTAATCTATAGATATAATTTAGTGGAATATTGCAGATGAAAATTAAAAAGAAACTAACTAAAAAGCAAGAGAAGTTTGTCGATCTCATGGTGTATCAGGATTACAATCAAACTAAGTGCGCTCATCTTGCAGGCTATGAGAATCCTGGTGTGGCCGCTACTAGGTTGTTATCTGATGAAGCTTTCTTTCATGTGCAAGAAAAGATTAAGCAGCTCAAGGCTGTGCAGAGGAAGAAGAACGAGATAACTTTTGAGGGCATAGCGAAGAAGCTCGCAGACATCAGAGACGTTGCGTTGGCAGATGGATCATATGGGCCAGCTGTGACAGCAGAGATTGCTAGAGCCAAGCTCGCAGGTTTGATGGTGGATAAGAAAGAGTTGAAGATCCACAAGATAGATCACATGAACCGGGAACAGCTCGAGGCCAGGTTGCAAGAGCTAGTGCAAGAGAACCAAATCATTCTAGGCAAAGCAGAGGAAGTCAAAGAGGAGGTGCGGCCTAGTCAAGGTCTTCAAGATCTAAAGGCTGATGATTCTCAGATGGAGGATGTTGAGCCTGACGATTCTTTAGATGCGGAAGATCAGACTCAGAGAGCAGAAGGTTAACTCTGTCTTCTGCGTCCCGGAGCTTGCGCTTGCAGTAGCCCATGACTTTGACTCCCTTCTCCCATTCGGCCACCGATTCTTCTAAGCTTGATTGTTCTGAGTCTAGTTTCTTGACGATCCTATTTAGCTCTTGCATGCCTTTTTCAAAGCTCATTCCCTGTCCCACTTGCA